CTAGGTTTCACAGAGGCGATGCTCGCAGTCATGTACCCACAACTCACGGAAGGCGCATAATGTCCGAAATAGATCAAGAACTACACGTGGACACGGTCGAAGCAGAGCCGGTTAAGAAGAAGCCAACAACATCGAAGCATCCCAAAGTGGCTACCGAAACCGAACGCGCTAGGGCTATCGTCCGAGCCAAACTAAAAGGCTGACACGATGGACGTTGGCGACACAGTGGGCATCGTTGCCACCGTCCTAGGTATCCTCGCAATCATGGGCACCGGCCTAGTGTGGCTAATCCGCAACGTGGTACGCGATGAAATAAAAAAAGCCACCCAACCAATACAGCCCGGGTTCCGCAACGGTGGCGACTCACTCGCAGACGTGTCCTCAAAAGTCGATCAAATAATCTCGAAGTTAGGACTCTGATATGAAGCATTGGCTCGCCTCAACGTGGGAAGGCTCCATCGTCAAAATAGCGGGCGGCGCCGCACTCGGTGCACTACTTTCGTGGCTCGCAACGGCAGACGTTCACCCGCTTATCGTTGCCATATCGGCGGCAGTAATCCCCGTCATCATTAACGCGCTCAACGGTGACGACACACGATATGGGAGGCTAGATAATGGCTCGACTATGTAAAGGCGGTGTCACGTTACGCGACCAGGTTAATCGACGCTGGCCTAAGCGTGACAAAGCCTCTGACGGCTGGATTGGGGACCGGGCCCACTCTGAAAGAATATCGGACCACAATCCGAACAAAGCCGGTGTCGTGCACGCGATAGACATTGATGAGGGCCTAGGGACATACGCGAATGGGCGCACCGCCCGCCGCCTGGCTAACCAGATCCTTGATTATGCGGCCAGCGGGCTCCCTGGTGCGTCACGCCTTAAATACGTGGTTTACGAGAACCGGATCGCCTCCGGTACATACCGCAAAACGTGGTGGAAATGGCGCCACGGTAATTGGGGACATGAAGCACACATACACGTGTCTTTCACGTCAGCCGCTGACCGTGACGGCACCGTATTCCCTCTTCCAATTCTTGCTAGGTCCCCGATTACTAAAGCACGTTGGACACGCGACCTGAGAAAAGCACGTAAAACAAGCAAATAGCGGTTATGCTCGACGCCTATCGAAGGGGAACACATGACAGATTACATTCGACCAGGGGAAGCCGCCGAGATATTAGGCGTATCACGCGATGCAATCCGCAGATATTCGGATGCGGGCAGGATCGACGCCATCGTCACACCTGGCGGGCACCGTAGGATTGACCGCGAAAGTGTGGACGCCTACATCGTTCGGCGCACACGAATATCGAGTACTGTGACGATCATCGAGCACAAATGATCACGGAAGTGCTGGTGTGCGCGGCCCTACTCACGGCCCCGGCGTGCGTCGCACACTCGAAAGACGCCGAGGACTGGAAAGGCCACGAAACCAGCCTCTACACGGGGGAGCATTACCACCATAAATGGGCAAAGGTTCGCAAGTGCATTATGCACAGGGAATCCCGATCAAACTATAGGGCCCGAGGCACCATATCTACCGCATCTGGCGCGTACCAATTCTTGGACAGTCAATGGCGTATTAGCCTGACATACATGATGATGCGCGAGAGTCGATCAACCGCTGACGGCCTGATATCAGAGATTAAGGCACTACGGCTACACCCGATCCAACATTGGAACCGCTACTGGCAAGACCGGGCTTTTTACACGGCATGGGATAATGGAAGGGGCGCTGACCATTGGAACCAAACCCGCCACGGGTGCTAAACGCCGCCTATTACCTATTCGACCTAGATCATTTAGGTCTAGATGGGCAGGCTTTTATCGTGATCCGCGACGGTAAACCAACACTTGCCTACCGCCGATTCTCACGTGACCGTTGGTCACCTGAGATAATGCCCAACACGCCAGAATAGTCAAAGTCCTTGACACGGCATCTACGCCTGACCAAACTAAGGCCACAGACATTCCAGCGGAGGGGAAGCCGCGTACCCGTCACAAATGAGTTGGCGGGATGTCTCCGGTGGGCCTTGTTTCTAGTGGCAAGGCTCACCACACCACTAGCCACTAGAACGAAAAGGGGAACAATGACATACTCACTATTCGACTCCATTGGAGACATACAGTTAGACCGCCCGGGCCACAATTGCACCGGGCAACTCTGCACATACTGCGAACGATTCGAACGTGAAGACGTCCAGGTGCTAGCCGAGATAGATAAATCTTGGCGAATCCAAGCCACCATCTTTCGTAAATCGCTGGCTATTGGTGGCCTATTCACTGCCGACCTACTCATCGAAGCGATCGGCCTACCCGACGGTCACCCAAACCAAATAGGGGCACTATTCCGGTCATGGGCGTCAATGGGTGTCATTACCTCCATGGGTAACTACGTAGTAAGCACACGGGAATCCAATAATGGGCGCTCGATCCGCATGTGGAAGAGAACCGCATGAGCCCGGCACTAATTGGGCTTGCTTGCCTACTCGCTGGCCTCGTAATCGGTTTAGCGTGGGGCTACGTCGGTGGCAGTCATGGGTGACTACCTAGAAGGTTATGTACAAGCCTTAACCAATGTCCTTGACGATATAGATGTCGAGAAATGCGAAACAGTCGCAGATGTCAGGCGCCTCATTAGGCAAATGCTCGACGATACGGACAGCGAATGACCTACAACCTTGATGGATATGTGGACGTACCGACCCGAATCAAACTATTTATAGCCCGGCATCCTGAGGGCTCACTACAAATGGACCCGCCTACATTCGTCGAGGTCGAAGGAAAACAATGGGTAATCGGACGCGCCTACGCCTACCGCACACCCGACGATGCTCGCCCTGGTATCGGTACAGCGTGGGAGATTGTGCCGGGCACGACTAACTTTACTCGAGGGTCAGAATTGCAAAATCTTGAGACGAGTTCTTGGGGCCGGGCGATAGGGGCCCTTGGTATCGGTATAGACGCCTCGATAGCGACGCTGGACGAGATCCAACACGCTAAAGAGCGAGGCAAGGTCATGCGAACCACTGAGGCGCTACCTGATGACCCTTGGATCACAGAAGAACCAGCACCACAATATGACGGGGCAGTACCCGGCAAAGGCTCAAGCATGTACCCATTGACGGGCCCGCAACTTAAAGCGATCCACGCCATACTCGCTAAGCGTGACATCCGTGAGGACCTGGACAAACTCGCCAACGTCAACGCCTGGTTAACCGGGCTAAATAAAACAGCCGTAACGAGCATCACTGAAATGAACAAGACGGACGCATCCGGTTACATTGATCACCTACAAAAGGGTGTGCCTTGATGACTGTCGAAGCGTGTCATGCCCATGCGCTCGGATCTCCAATGGGTAGACGATTAACCAGTATGCCGGAGGAAATAGCACTGGTTTCGTGTAGGACAGGGCAACACGCCCGACCACGTAGGTAGGGTGAGTAATACCAAAAACCAACCACCACAGAGGCGCGGTCTTGAGCATCAAGATCGAGGACGCGCCGATCATCACTAGACAAAGGACACAACATGACACAACCACACGAACTAACCGGCTTCACACCATGGCCAGACCGAGCACCATACGAAGCGCATTGCTCACTTAAAGGATGCGGATGCGATCACATCAACTGCTACAAAGGCTGGATAGACAACACCGCAGGCACATGGCCATGCCTCTACTGTCGCGACAACCTAACCGGACGCCTCATGAGGGCAGACCAGGCTAGGGCCAAAGGCTACCCACAAGCCTCCATATCCCGCATACTCATGGACACAACGAGATGAGCAGCCTCCACCAAACCGCCGAATACGCCAGATGGCGCAAACTCGTCATGCTCCACTGTGAACCCATATGCATACGATGCGGCTACGAAGTAGACATGACCCTCAGCGGACGCGACCCAATGGGACCAAGCGCAGACCACGAACCACCACTAGCAGTAACAGGCGACATATCACCAGGGTTAGACGGCTCAGGCATAAGCCATATGAAATGCAACAGGCAACACGGGGGCAAGATAGGAGCCCAAAGATCCAGCGCCTCACGTCGAGGAACCAACAGCAACAGAAGCGACAGGCAAAGACGTATGGCAACCTGCCTAGGGTGTGGCACCGTGTACCCACCCAACCGTAAAAGCGCAGGTAAGTATTGCTCCAAGAAATGCTACGACGACACACCACGCCCTACCGCACCCACCTGGTCAATCCAATGGACATACAACTGCGTCGTATGCGATGCACAATGCACACACAACACGACGACCAAGACCGATCCACAAGCAGACGAACCCGTACTAAACAGGGTCCTATGCGATAACCAAGACTGCAAGGCCGCCCACCCTGCCATGCTAGTAAGGGACAGGTATAGGAGAGAAAACCAAACAGCCTTAGAAAAGATAAGACCGTCGAAGTATCCAGAAATAAAGGAAAGAAAAGAAAAATATAAAATAATTCCTGACACACAAGAGAAAAGTGGATTTTTGATCAAACAACGATTGACTCCCGCCGCCCTCTCGCCTTTCCCCCCAAGGGGGTCGGAGGAGGGCCGATACAAGCCGACAGAGCCGCGACTTCACACCTTAGGGTTCGTGATGCCTAGGCTGGAGACTAAAGCGCCTAGCGCGGTTACAGGCTCGTTTGGTGAGGAGGCCGCCGAGTGGCTAACAAGCGTGTTTGGCATGGAATTGTTTGCCTGGCAGCGTTACGCACTCGACCGGGCGCTGGAGCATGACGCCGATCAGAAACTCGTTTGGTCGGCTGTGATTATTACTGTGGGTCGCCAGTCGGGAAAGTCGTGGCTATCTAGGGCTATCTGTATGTGGAGGCTGCATCATGGGGAGCAGTTTGGTGAGACTCAAACTATTTTGCACGTGGCTAATAAGCGCTCTACGGCGATGGAAGTCATGCGGCCCGCTGGAT